GTCTTGATGCTCTTGCCGCCCTTGGTGAAGGTAAACACATTGCTTTCCGTGTACACAGTGAACAGGATGTTCTGATCGTCCTGCACCACATAGTTCACACCGGCAACCACTTTCTCGGAATAGTCGTTCTGCCGGATGACGAACGTGTTGCGAGGATCAAGCGTATACAGGCCGAACGGAACTTTCTTCCTGGGGTTCTTTTCCTGCACCACATAGCGGTAACCGACACCGGAGATCATCTGCCACTCAACGAGTTTCTTGTCTTTGGTCTTCTTGCCGACCATCCGCATACAGTCGTTCAGCTTCGTGATCTTCTTCGAAACATCTTCGCCCTCGATTGCGGACACATACTGAATCGGTTTCCCTGTCAGATACCCGACTTTGAAGGTAACAATCTCGTTCGCCCTGTTCTCGCAGATATGTTTTGTCAGTTCATTCCGCAGTTCCCGAACACGGTGCAGAACCGGCTGATCGCCCTTGTAGTATTTCCAAAGGTATTCGATCTCATCACGGTTCTGTGTATGCACGTTGTAGGCATTCTCAACGATCTGAGCCACATTCGCTGCGGTAATGCTGTCAGCGGAAGTGAGAATGATCCTCCGTCCGAACATTGTCCTGGACGCATACAGGGCTTTCATGGCCTGTTCACGTTCCTCCTGGGAACTCTGTTGGTTCAGTTCGCCCACTTTCTCACCTCCGTCAAACAAAAAACGCACGATTGCTTCTCGCAAAAGTGCGTTAGTGGCATAACATACCTCGATTGGAGTATAAAACACTGAAAAAACAAAAGTCAATAGATTTTGTTAGTAAAATTTCTTACGAAAATAGATTGTAACCACAAAATATAGTAGAGATGTTCGATTTTTAGAACATCCTGCGCACAATTTGGATCTTACTTCCGGCAAATCCCTGGACATATTGGCTGAACTGAGCCATTGCGTCCGGTGCGTCATCGTGTTTGTTCTTACCCTCAAGCGAATATGATGACATCGCCTGTAAAAACTTGCGATATTCACGCCACTGATCGCCATGAAGCACGGAATCGTCCTTGAAAATACAGTGTTCCATCACCCAATGGCTTTCAACCAGGATCTTGGTTTCCTTGTTCTGCTGTGTCCAACGTGTTTCGATCTTTGTCCGGCAATTCCGCTGTTTGATATTCTCCTGTACATCAGCAGCAAGCTTACCACCGGCAACATTCGACTCAAACCGCACCATATGCGGATTCATGCGGACAAGAAAACTTTCAATGTTCGTCTGAACAACACTCGGCGCATAGTTCTCAAACAGCACATCTTCAAGGTAGAACTTATTGCCGTATTGATAGAATATTGGCAAACAGCAATAGTCAGAACCGGTTGTCTTGGTGTCGCATACGCCGAGAATGGCATCCGGCTCACCATCCGGCAGATCGAAGTACCGCTGAAGCACCCCAGGAGGATAAAGCTGCCCTTCACGTTCAATCGGCTCGTTCATGTACAGGGCTTTCCATGACGCTTGATCCATCATCTCACGCTGCTCATGGTAGAACTCAGTGGTGAACCCAACGTTGTAAGGATAGTCAAAATTGGACTCTTCGTTCTCATCCAAGGCCGGACAGACAATGAATTCAGCTTCCGGATCATTGCCGTATATGTCTTCAAGCTTGCCTATCGGATCATGAACAGACCAACGGGTAGCAATGACAAGACAGACCGCATTGCCGATCATCCGCTGCCGGTAGTCAGTGTTGTACTGCTGCCATATCTTTTCAAGCCGTTCACGGTTCAGTGCGGTTTCAATGCCGTCAACAAGGTCATCAACATACAGAACATTCGATGCACGGATCTTACCGGCATTACCGCTGCCGATAGAGGACAGTTCAAACGTGCTGAAGCGTTTTCTCGTCCCAAGGTCAAGCATAAGGTCTTTTGCGTTCGTTCCGGCAAGATGGGTTTCGGGAAACACTTTCTGCCAAAGGTATTCGCTTCGTCTGCCGACTATGCGCTGAATCTCATCGTACACCCCACGCAGGAAACTGTTGCTGTGAGAACCGATGATGTTGGACAGTTCCGGATGCTTACCGCCCGTCCATACCATGAAGAATTCAGCAAGTGTAGTCTTTCCCGTTCCGGGTGGCATGGAGATGCACAGCAGTTTAATCTTGCGTTCTTCAAGCCGCTGCATCGCCTTTGCCAATGGCAACAACTGCTTTCTACGGGGCATGAAGAACTTTTTGTCTTCTTCCCGATCCCACTCAATATACCGGCAGAAGCAGTCAAAATCCCACGGAGCATCGAACAGAAGTGTATCACGGTATATCCGCAGAAGTTTTGCACCCTGTTCGTCATTGTCCTGCGGCATATGAGCGATATACCCACGCAACATCTCGGAATACTCATGTGCAACGGCGAAGTTATCCGGATCGTATTCCCGTTTCACCTCAATGTCACGGTGATCCTTAATGGCAACCGAACCTTCACGTTCAATCTCATGAAGAAGCCGCAGCGCATCAGCAAACGCATCCAGGTTGCCGTTCGTTCCCTCACGGAGCATAGCGAGGAATAGCTGATGATTCTCATTCACCTGGTTCATCGGCTCACCCCTTATCGCCGCTGCCGATCAGATTACGATACTTGTCTTTGTAGGACGAACCGGATGAATAATCGTCTTCCTGTTCGTTGATGGCCTGTACTTGTTCAGTATCGTTCCGCAGCCCATCAAAATTCCGCTGCCAAAAGATGCCAATGACAGGGTTCAGCTTGCTTTCAGCGATGCTTGTTTCACGGGCAATGGCACATGTCTGCTGAACCAACGCACAAAAACGCTTGATCTCGGGATCGTCTTTCTTTGAGAAGTTAAACCAATCCACCTTTGACATGCCCATCGCACTGTATGCAGCGAGATTTCCAACCTTAAACCCGTCCTGCTGACACAGTTCCAGGTAGGCAATAAAGCATGATTTCAGCGAAAGCACATCATGTCTGTCCGCATTGGCTGCTATCTTCTGTATCTCAAGAAGATGCTGAATCATCCGTGAATTATAGGCTTTTTCTTCGTCTGTTTCCGCAGGAAGTAAGGCCGAATTGTTCCTTCTCTGCGCAATGGCCTTGCTACTCACTGTATAACTTCGCTGCTTCTTGTCCTTTGCTCCCTTTGGTCTGCCCATTTTATCACCCCCGTATGGTCGTACAGGCAGTTGCTTCTGAATCCAAAATACTATTTTTATTGGATTATGTCAAATTTAAACAATAAAAACCCCATCCACATTGGCGTATGGATGGAGCAATTGAAAGTTGGTGCGGTGAACCGTCCTATACTTTCCACAACACATGCAGAGTATAGCACCATTTATAGCCTTATGTCAATTTTAAGTCTAATTATTATAGCCTTTTTGTTTTTGGCGGATATGGGAGGGGGTAACCCGGCCTGGGAAGACGTGGCGAATATCCCCGACGGTATACATCAGCCGGAAAGCCGCCACTGTCGGGGCTATTTTATGCATAAATTAGTCTATTTTGATGCATAATATACAGTCGTAACATGTCGAAAATAGGCAAAATAGCCGCTAGCCCTTATATATCAACGGTTTCAGCCATTTTTTAACTATTCGCTAAACAATGGTTTTACGAATAGTTGATATTGAACCTGGCTTTCAAGTGATATCTATAGCTAGGGCATATAGCTATAGGTTTTGGCTATATTTGTTTCGGCGGTTGATATATGTGCAGCGGTTAGCCCCTCCCATATATCAGCCGATAACAATACGCCTATAAAAATGCTATGTAATAGCGATATAATGACATAGTAACATAGTATGTAATAGTATGATACCAAATAGCAACACGCTATATATAAAACAAATACAGACAGCAATACTATAAAAATGAACCAGGCTTTGATTTGATACAATATAATATATGTTCGATCTTTTATAAAACCAATATAATTTTACAGAATATTATGAAAAAATAATATATTATATGAGAAGGATATTTGTATTATTGTATAATATTATTATATTATATATTATTAAATATAATAGATTATAAAATACATAAAACTAGGATTAATTGCGTACAATATATTATTATGCCGGTAATATGTCGGGAATAATATCAATATACCCGTTTTATTATTACCTACTTGCCCAATAGGCGAATATAGTTTAACAAACTAAAGCGATGGCAATAATTGTCTAATTTTATTGGTTTTTTGTCGGCAATAATTGCATATAGCGTTTTTTGCCGTTTTTTGGGCCATTTTAGCCGCTTTAGCTGTCGAACGGGTATTATATCACGCCTAAAGCCGGGGGGCTACCTAACCGTTTCGGACATTTACAAGCCGTGTTTTGTTAACTAAATATACCAGGCTTAAAAAAGTTTTCGAAACATGCCGAAGCCTCAACCCCTTATAAATCAAGGCTTCCGGCGATTCCACGCCAAAAGACCGGCCTTTTTGGTATTTGCTCCACTTGCTAATATGTAGCCACTTATTGTCTTTTGATGTTCAAAATCGGCTGAAACCCTTGTAAATACTCATACCATTCTAGACAAATGTCGATAGGTAGTCACTTATTGCTGAATTGACGAAATACCATATTTGACATGGTACTAGGTGGCTACTTATTATATACTATCTATGGAACCAATATATTGAAAAAACGAAGGGAAGGTAAAACAGATGTTCAGCAGCAAAACAATATCTAACGTAATTAGACAAATGAACGAAACCGAAGAAAATTATAGCTCGTGGCCGATCTCGACAATCAAAATGTGCATCAGTGGAGGGAACCGCAAAATTGGCAAAACCTTGAACGTATCATTGCCGCCCGTCATGACTTGCCCGAATTGCTCGGAATGCAAGTTCCTTTGTTACGATATCAAAGCTTGCGCACAGTATCCTAACACGGTAATCGATGCACGCATCCGCAATTATGTGATTTTGAAAAAAGACAGAAACGAATATTTTAACCGCATTCAGTTAGCACTAAACAAGCGCAAAACAAATAAGTTTTTCCGCTGGCACGTTGCCGGGGATATTATCGATATCGATTATTTTGATAGAATGGTTACAATCGCCCGTAATAATCCGGAGTTCAAATTTTGGACATATACGAAGAATTACAAAGCCGTCAATGCCTGGCTGGAAAAAAACG